TGCATATTCTTTGATACGTCTTTACCTAGCATATTCTATTCTCCTTATATGTTGTAATAGGGATTAGGCACTGATGGTGCTTGTACCCCGAAGCTTGGGTTTTCACATCTGCGACAATCGCGCAAGTCAAAATCAAGTATCTCGCCAGTGTTAAGCATGACTGTGAATATCTTGTTATGATCCATACCATAGTCAGTAACGATGAAAGCCAATCCTTCACCCTTGGGAGTCATCATCCATAGTTCGGGATTAAGTTGAATCATTTCCACTGAGGTCCAGTAAACCAAGCAACCAACACCCAGCGCGTTCCCCATATAGGCGCACGCGCACGATGCTCGATGTAGGATGGAAACCAGCAACCTGCTCCTTGAGCGCGGATGAACTTTACGTTCTCAATGTCTGCTTTAACTTGCAATCCACCACCAATATATTCGGATGGCTCGGAAAGATTAACCACAGCAGTCAGTTTACGATCCGATCCAGTAAACGTATCGTAGTGCCACCAGAACTGCTGGAGTGGATTATATTTGAGAATCTGCAACTGCTGCACGCCAGTAACATCAAACCTCCAATACTCTTCGTTAATGCTTACGGTAATCTCACGCATAATATTGTAGATCCAATTATTATGTTGGGCGTAAGGAATCCAGCAGGACGAGCAACTTCTGGCAAACGACCTGCGCGTAGTGCCGTCCTTCTTCAATACAGTCGCACGCTTCATTCCGATCACTTCTGCATCTTGGCGCAGCATCTCGCACTGCGTTTTGGTTAGGACATAGCGATCTACTGATGCTGTTAATACCTTTTGCTTAAACTCGTTCATTTGAGTTCCTCGCATAGTTCCAGCAGTGCCTTGTTCAGTGCATACTCAAAGCACGCAGTCTTGTCTTTGACAATATGCTTACGGCCAGCATCGACCATTGCCTCGTAAAGATCATCGTCAACATTAACCGTGATCTTGACTGACTTGCACTCCTCAGTCTTGACCACATCAATATATTTCCCTGCTTTTCTTTTTCTCATAGGTCCAATTCCTTTCTTATGAAATCAATCAGTTTGAAGATGATGTATAACGCGCAGTAGATTGCCGATAATGTCATCGAACTGTAAAGAATAAAAGAAGCAATTACCCAAACTATTGTGCCAAGATCAAGTAGGCAGAACATAGTCGTTTTCCTTTAGCTTTCGTAACAGCGTCCTATTATCAATCTGCACGCCGCTGGCTCTGCACCACCAAGAGACAACACCCGTCTTGAAATCACGCAGTAGCTTTTGCACTTCGTGTGAGTTCTTGTACTCCAGCGCATCGTTGAGTGGCACGCCTGTATGATCCTTAACAATCTTCATGCCTTTAACCATCCCTCGCTTGCGCAGCATTCGCAGATCACGGATAGCTTGGAGTGCAACCTCTCCAGCCAACTGCTGCACCCTATCATCGTAATCACCGCGACATAGCTGGGTTGACCTCACCGACCTAAACCCGTCAGTTTTGCATCATCATACTTGATGCTTGTCAAAAGTTGTATCATATCATTCGACTGCCCAGCGTAATGAATAATCATCGCATCCTTGTAGCGGTCCAATCCAAAGTGGGATTCCACGCTAGTCATGCAATTGAATGATGGGTCAAGCTCAGTTAACGGAATGTTCCATAGGTGCGCCATCACGTTGAGCCAAGTCTGCTCGGCAAAGTGGTTTGGATGCAAGCCGATTGGTGGCATTGATAATATACCAACGGCCTTGGTGTGAACTACAAACACGCCAGTATTTACATAAAACTTAGGCTCGATCACGCTCCCGAAAGCTCCAGCCAGCTTGACCATCTCTGGCTTGCGATCTAAGAACGCTCCTTCGTCAAAAGCACAGAACACCCCAGCGTCATCTGCTATGTTCGGGCAATCGGCTGCAATCAAAACATCAGCGTCAACGAATGTCACCTGGTCATAGTGTTTAGTAGCCATGATATTTCCAATCGCAGACTTGGAGTATTGCGGTGGATGTGTGAGTGGTTTGTCGATAAGAATGAAGTCAACGCTGTGGCGTTTGCAGTACGCTTCCATGCGTGGCTTGGTCAGATCAATAATCTTCTTCCATTCCTCTCCAAATGATTGTGTGACTAATGCTTGCTTCATTTCTTCTTCCTCCGCCGTGGTTTAACTTCTTTCCATACATCAAACTTTTCATCTAGTTCAATTGACCAAAGCATAAAGGTTCTGTATAGACCATATCCAATACCAGCACGCAAAAGCGTACGACTTATTGTGTCACCCAAGAAGTAAAATAACCCAGACAATGCCTGTTTCATTTATCGCTGCAATCGTAGTCTTCCCAAGTATATTTCCAGCAGGCTTCTACTGCCTCGTCTCTGGTCCTGTAGGTATCAAAGTGCGACCAATTCTCTTCGTTGCCTTCGCCAGCTTCGTCTATGTAAACAGCCCACTCTGGTTTGCCGTCTTCGTCTAATTCTTTCTTAATCCATCTCATAATCTTGTTACCTCTTTCTTTATTTGTGCCAACGTGAACAAGCATCGTACCAGCGCACGCTCAAGATGGTCAACACTTGTTTCGCCGTTGTTATCTGGACAAGGCGAGGACTTGTGTAGTTGCATCTGCGCTGTGGCTAGGTGACGAACAGCACGCGCAATATGGTAATCGTGAGTAGGCCGATCCTTCTCCAGCCAATCTCCGTATGCAGACTTGTCCGATCCCTTACCCATCACGCGCCAGACTATCTCCTGCGCGGCGTTGCCCATCTCTTGAATCGTTGGTGCAGTCATTTCGCAAGCCTCCTATAAAATTCGTCTAGTAATCCTTCTAGCCAAAGCACATCTTGTGGGTCAATCATAATTTCATCCCAGGTGGTGTGTAACCCTTAACCCAAGCCCATACTTTCTGCATCGCGCAAAAGGCAATGCCAGCTTGGTAGAGTTCGTCTTCGTACCACTGATGATGCTCTATGTATTCTGGATCATTGGATGCCAAAACAACTGAGACGCAGGCTGCTTTAGGATTCTCGCTCGCATTTCTATACGCCCAAAGCTGTTGCGCATCGGTTGGATAGAATGGAGGCGTGTTGTACTTCTTGTTTACCTTGCGGTTCTTTAGATCAATGACCGCATCTCCAATTCCCTTTAGTCGGACGTAGGCATCACATCGGCCAGCGTAACCAGGACCGACCAAGGCTCTTTCGCACCAGTGCGTTTTCTCGACATTTTCACTTGCCCATTTTCTAAAGGTTTCGATGTAAGGTTTAAGGACTTCATCTGTGGAGCAACTACGTCCCAAAAGGATATTTTCCATTTCGGTGTGAACTGCCGTCCCATGCTCTGCGGCTTTCTTGGTTTGCGCCTTGCTGTCCTCAACAACCCTTCTTGCGTATTCTTCGAGTGTTTCATTTTCCTCCTTTGGCAGAGTAAGCGCAGACTCTACGGCGGTGGAAATTTTCCATGCCGTGAGCTGGGGCTTCTCCAAAATTGACTGGACACTAGTGACTGATGGCAACAATCCCATCTTGCGCGCGTCAGCAACAGTAGTGTTTCTTTCCTTGCCATTCTTTCCGATAATGACGTGGGCAGATCGCCCCTCGGCATCATACCAGTGGCCGCTGCTTTCAACAGTGACCAATCTGGAATTAGCCGAGGAGCTATCCCACTTACTTGTAATAGTAAGTGCCATACAATTTAGAACGGAACTTGGTTGCCGTCTGCGTCAAGTTCAGCCTTGCTGGCAATAGGTTTCCCTGTTGCCATCTGGAACTCCTTGCTGGCGCGAACCTTGTCCTGTAGCCACTCTGGAAGAGCAGCGAAGACTTCGTTCTGGCCATTCTCAATCTCGTAGAACACATGCGAATTAACCGACTCCTTGGGAGCAGTCATGCCCTTGGGCAACTTGCTGATCGCATTGATGGCACAGTACTGCCTGCCTGCCTGCGATGTTTTGTGCATCAAGGTAAGCAGGGCTGCTTTGCCAAGCAGATTCTTGAGGCTGAACGAGGCCAGCTCTTTT